GGGTTGAGTGCAGCAAGCATCTCCGGAGGGAGGTGCTTGCTGCTTGTTTGAGGTGGAAATTGCAAAAAAAGTGCAGAAAAATTTGGTAGTGTCGAAAAATTGTTGTACCTTTGCAGCGTTTAGAAGAAACACTGTAACCTCTTGTCGCCCGGTTTGCGTATTTTGGTTATGGTGTTTCTATTTTTTCAGGCAACTGCCGTGTTATGGTATAGAGATAATATTTACCCACCCTCTCATGACCTGCTTTATATCTACCCAAATGCAAGTATGCAGTTTCTCCATTGGGTAATTCTACTTTGAAATAATAGTAGTAGTCTGTATTGCGTTTCAATCGCAATGTCTGCTTTCTGGTGTTATGTGTGGTATCACTGACCTTTTTGCCCACACATTCTGCTGTTTTTATATACTCTTTTATTTTGGGTAATATCTCATTTTTTAACCAATATGTTTTGCTATTCCCTTTCATTGACTGCGAGTATTCTGCAATGCCTTGTGGGATAAACATAACTGTATGCCGTTCGCCATTTACTATGCAAAGTGTTTCTTCTCCTAACAGAGCCTCTCTCGCATTCTTTATGGTTATTGGACGGCTCAAATTTTCGCAGTTTAGTTCGGAAGTATCTCTTTCGCGCCTATTATGCCCGGACTTTCTGATATAGTTTGCGTTGTCTGTGAAGATTTCGCCTGTTTGTGCGGGGTTTCCTTCGAGTCCTCTTGGCACATCGGGTGTTGGTATGTCTTTGTTGTCGGTGGGCTGTTCGTCCGTTTCCTCGATGTCGCATTTGCAGTTCCACTCCGTTCCGGGCTGGTTGTTGTTCCAGAAGGGGTCGTCTTTGCGCCAAATGCGGTTGTAGAAGGCTGTGTGTTCTGCTCTTGGGTTAGCCGAGCGTGACGGAATCCACCTGAGGCACGGGAAGAGTTCGAGGTTGTCTTTCTGCATGAATTGTTCGAACTGTTTAGCCGTTCTGGCGCGTGCCGTGGCGGTGTTGTACTCTGCGTCTTGGTAGATGTCGAAGGTACGCAGTGCCGCCCGCATGGCGAGTTCTCTTTCTTCGGGTGGTGTGTCTCGGTAGATATTCCTCAGTGTTTGTTCGACATATGCTGCTTTGTATGCGGCAAAGCGTGTGGTATTAGCTCTGAGTCTGTCGGCGAGTCCGGAGGCAGTGTCCTGCCGGAAGGTGGTATCAACGGCCTGTCGGAAGGACTGTTGGTAGTGTTCGTATAGGGTGGTGTCGATTAGTTGGTCTTTTTCGATGTTGTCGATGACCTGTTTCGGGTTGTATCGCAGTGTGCGGGATAGCGTGATGTTATCCTGCTGTATGCAGCAGCCACACGAGCACCCATTGGCGTGTGGCGTTACGCGAAAAAACGGTTGTCTCCTCCGGATAGAATGGCGGCTATTCTTGCCGAGAGTCTGTCTTCGTCTGTTTGGTTGTTGCCTGTCGTTCCTGTTCTGTCGGAGACGGGTATTCCGAATTTCTCGGTGAGCCATTGTGTGTCCACCTCTTTGTATGGAATGATGTCTTTGACCATCTGCCAGAGTTTGTCGTTGTTTTCCGCGGCAGCGAAGCGGAATTCAAGGTTTTGTGCGTCTTTGGGTAGCAGTCCTACCTTGCAAAGCGCGGGCATGACGATGGCGTTCATCTGTTCTTCTACGCGTCGTTGGTCTGCGAGGCATAGTTTGTCAAGAATTTCTTTGTTTGCCTGCTCTTTGGAGTAGTTGCCGTTCTCGGTGTCTTGTCCGATGATAGCCCCGCTGACGAGCATGGATATCTCGTTGTTGCAGAGGTTGATGAGGTTTCGATAGACATCTCCGTTGGTGGTGATACCGTTGGCGAAAGAGAAGTCTTCGTTGGTGTCGATGACGAACGCGGCGGCGGAGCCCATGTCTCTCATCATTTGTTCAGCGCGTGCGAGCATTTCGGGGTCGGTGGTGTTGGTTTTGATATATCGCGGCGGGATGCCGTATATTTCGCATAGTTCTGACCAGCACGACTGTGCGAACTTCTTGAAGAGCACATGGGGCACGGTCTTGTTGAGCAGTCCGACGGATGGGTCTCGGAACTCGAGGATATAGGTTCCGAACTCTTTCATCTCTCGGTAGGCTATATAGTCGTTGTTGGCGGCGTCCGGGAAGAATCGTCCGAAGACGGGGTCGATGTTTCGTCTGGGCAGCGCGACGACCCTGGTGTTGGCGTGTTTGTCCGGAATGATTTCGATGAGCGAATAGCCGTAGAAGCGTGCTTCAACGATGGCTCTGATGATGGTGTTCATGGCGTTGAGTCTCGCCATGAGCGCCGTTGGTTCGTCTTGCACTACGCCTTGTCTGTCGGTGAGTTCGAACGCCATGGCGCAAGTGCGCTCAATGCGGTTGTTGACTTGTGAGGCGAGCAGTGCGTCGTTGAGCACGGAGGTGTACACATCCTGCAGCAGGGTGTATCGCGGGTCGGTGGCGGAGTTGGCGCGCGTCTCGGCGTTTTTCCAGTCGCGTATGTCCCGCTTCGCCGTGTTAGACGCGCGGCGGACGATTTGTGAAGAAAGGGAAAGCATGGGTAATTAGGAATTAGGAATTGATATTGCGTTGTGGGGTTATTCGTGTTGAAACTTGGTTCTGGATGTCATTCGGAAGGGGAGCATGTTGTTGTTGGCGGCGTTGGTGTCGTCGGGTGGTAGCGCTGCGGATGTGAGTCCCGGGATGATGAACCGTGCGTAGGCATAGTCTCCTACGCCGGCAATCTTCTCGAGCATGGCGACGGCTGCTTCGTATCGTTCTTTGACGCGTTCGTAGATGACATCGGGTGCGGATAGTTCTACGATGTTCCATGCTGCGATACGCTTGGTGAGCCTGAGCAGGAAGGCGTTTCTGTCGGAGCCCTCTTGGTTGAAGATGGCGGGTACATCATAGACCTGCCAGTTGGCATACTGTTGTGCGGTGAGTTTTGCGGTCTCTCTGCGGTCGTTCGCCGCGTAGAGATAGGTCTGCACTTCGCTGATGGCGGCGTCGATGGCGTCTTGCAGGATATCGTCGCGTCCTTCTGCGATGTCGTTCATCTGGTACTCATAGAGTACGGATTGGAGTTCTTGGATAGAGAGAAACATGGGATTATTTACGATTTACGAATTACGATTTACGAATTACGAATTACGATTTACGATTTACGAATTAGGAATTAGTATCTGCGGTCAATTTTTGGCACGACTCGGTATGTGGCGTGGTTGGTTCTGGCGCTTTTGGCGAGCATCCAGATGGCGGATTCGAGTGCGTCGGGTGCGTCGTCGTGCATTCGGCTTCCCCGTTGGAACATGAGCAGTTGCTCCTCGAGCACTCGGAATCCCTGTGTGTCGCGCAGTTGTTGGTTGAAAAGTATGAGTTCTCGTTCGAAGAGCGGTTGCATGGCTTCTATGCGTGCGAACTTGTCTCCTTTCTGCCTTTTGTCGGGCAGCAGCGGGATGTGTTCTCCCCGTTCGTCCCCGGTTTGCCGGAACTCGTCGAGCATGAGGTCTTGCATGAAGTTCGCCTCCATGAAGTAGCGGACGGGTACTGTTCCGGCGACGAACTGCATGATGTCGTAGTGCCAAGCAATCATCTCGGATACGGAAGTTTGGTCGGCGTATGCTCTGATGACATGGAAGTGCCCTTCTTTGGTTCTTCCGACGAGCATGGTGGCTTTGTAGTCGGCGGTTGGTGAGTTTTTGAAACTGGGGTCTGTATAGGCTACGAGCGAGACATACTGCCTGAGGGGTAACATCTGTCCGTATCGTATGTGTTTCTTGAGGAAGACGGCACCTTCGACGACGGGGTTGTTCATGTACTCCTGTTGGAAGTTGCGTTCTCCCATGAGTGCGCGCATCTCGGCGATTTCTTCGGGTTGGTAGTTCTCCGCCCATGTGGGTTTTCCGTCCTTGTCGAGTATGTTGACCCTGGTATGGAAGACGCCCGGTCTGTCGATGACTTTGGCGAGAACGGTGTTTTGTGCGATACGGTTGCCGACCATGATGAACCTGCCTCGTCCCGCCTCCATGGTACCGAAGAGTGCGGAGAGCACCCATTGTGTAGCCTCCTCCACTCGTCTGGGGTTTCGGCACATCTCGTCGTCGTCGAGGTCGTCGATGATGATATAGTCGGGTCGTCTGCCGTTGTTCTTGAGTCCGCGTGGCGATTGTCCTCGTCCGATGGCTCGGAAGTAAGAGCCGTCGTTGGTCTCGAACTCGCCTTCCGACCACGAGCCTTCCTTCATCTGTTTACCGAAGTCGTGTAGGAAGAGTTCGTTGTATGCGAGTTGTTGTTGCAGGTCGGAGAGTAGTTGTCGAGCGGAGTCTTCCGATTTGCTGACATAGACGAGCGTATGGAACTGTCGCGTGGTTTGTATCTTGAGCCATAGTGGTACGAAGACGCCGAGTTGAGTGGACTTGGCGTGTCCGCGTGCCCACTCGAAGACGGCGCGCGTATTGGGGTGTGCGAGCACATACTTGGCGGCGTCGATATGGAACTTGCCGCATGGTGTGCGTGCTATGTCCGGGAAATAGGTCTTGACGAAGAAGGCAAAGTCTCGCCTTGCCTTTCGGATACGCTGCTGCTGTTGCTCTTGTGTCTCGCGCAGGGGAATCCACTCGGAGGTGGTCTGTTGCCAGCGTGCCATGTCGGCACGCCACTGCTCGAGCGTTCGTTTTTCGGAAAGAGATGGCATGGGAGTGGTAAGTGGTTAGTTGTTTTTACGGTGCAAAAGTAGTATATTTGACAGGTATATGAAAAAATGGTGTTCAAAACGCCTATGATTTTTTCGTGTGTTGCAGAAAGGCAGTACTTTTGCGGCAGAAACGGTAAAAAACAACCGCATATATGGCAACAAAGAAAGAACTGGAACAAAAGAAAGACATTGCTCGCCTTTACTTCATGCAGGGTGAGCAGCAGAACACCATCTCGGAGAAGGTGGGTGTGAGCCGGAACACGGTTAGCCGCTGGGTGGAACAAGGCGGCTGGGAGGAGAAGCGTGCGGCGATGAGTATCACTCGTCCGGAGTTGGTAACGAAGACGCTCAGTCTGATAAGCCGTCTGATAGACAAGTTGAACGCCGACACGGAGTTGGACTTGGTGGATGTAGGTCGGATAGTGGACCAACTGTGTAAGTTGAGTGCGACGATAGAGCGCATTGACAAGAAGGCGAGCGTGGTGGACAACATAGAGACCTTCACGGCGCTGAACAAGTGGCTGGAGGCTCGTATGGAGTGGGACAAAGAGGTTACTCCGGAGTTCATGCGCATGCTGACGCGCTATCAGGACCTCTTCATCAGTGAGCAAGTGCAAGTGAAACGCTAAGAAAGTGCAGACATCATGAAGAAGAACCACACTTTTGTATTATCGGACAGCCGTAGCGTGAACAGTTACGGTTTCCGGATAGACTTGTCCGGTATGGACTTGTCTCGTTTTCGTTCGAACCCCGTGATGCTGTATCAGCATGATACGGAGCGGGTCATCGGCCGTTGGGAGGGTTTGCGTATAGAGAAGGGTCGTCTGTTGGCGGAGGCGGTGTTCGACGAGTCGGACGCGCTGGCTCAGGAGGTGTCGCGCAAGGTGGAAGAGGGTTTCCTGAAAGGGTGCAGCATAGGTCTGATGGTGCGTGCGATGGAGGAGACGGATGGCGAAAGCGTAGCGACGCGCTCGGAACTCTTCGAGGCGAGCATTGTGAGTGTGCCTTCGGACGCGGGGGCAGTGCGGCTCTATGACGAGAACCACAAGATATTGAGTGCAGAGGCACTCTATATGCAATTTTCAATAACTAACCCAAAAAATCATGAACAGATGGAAAGAATTGAACAACTTGAGGCGACTGTGGCTGAGCAGAATGGCCGCATCGCTACAATGGCTTCTGAGGTAGAGCACCTTCGTCAGGAGAACGAGCAGTTGCTCGCAGAGCGTGTGGAGATGCTGCTTCGTGCCGCCGTGGATGACGGTCGTATTCGCGAGAGCGAGCGTGTGCACTTTGAGAGGCTGGCACAGTCGGACTACGAGACGGTGCGTGCGTTGCTGGACGGCATGGTGCCGGGCGTTGCTGGAGCGCAGCGACCAGCCACGCTGAGCGGAATGATGCAGCATGCCCCCAAGGCGGAGGACGAGCGCAGCGGATGGTCGTACCTCGAATGGTCGAAGAAAGACCCGGAGGGGCTGAGACGCATGCGCACAGAGCAGCCGGAGCGCTTTGAGGAACTGGCTGCAGGACGGGCGTGAGGCGATGAAAGCCGTTTAATCACTATTTAATCACTATTTAATAACCCTTTAATTCAATTACAACTATGGAAAGTCCATTTCAACAAATCTTTACCGATGTCCTTTTGAAGAAACTCTATCCGGAGGGCAGTTGGCTGAACCGCTTCGGCAATTTCGATGCGTTTGTGCATGCGAACACGATTAACCTGAGCGAGATAGGCGCGGAGCCGGAGGTGGTGAAAGACAATAACACCTGGCCTCTCACTCCTGCGCAGCGCACGGATACGGGTATCGCCATTCCATTGGCAACCTTTGACACGAAGCCTACGCACATCACGAATGTAGAGGAGTTGGAGACCAACTACTCGAAGACGGAGAGCGCGGTGGAGCAGCATGTGGCAGCGCTTCGCAACCAAGTATGCAAGTCCGCTGCGTACAACATCGCTCCTGCCAAGCACAGCGTGGATACCCCTGTGCTGAAGACGAGCGGTGCAGACCGCGGGGACGGCAACCGTCGTCTGACCTATGCGGATGTGCTGGCACTTCGCAAGGAGTTCAACAAGGCGAACATGCCGATGGAGGGTCGCGTGCTGCTGCTCTCTTCGGACCATGAGGCCGACCTGATGTTGGAGGATTCTGACCGCTATAACGCCGTTATGCAGAGCGGCAAGATTGCGGGCTTCGATGTGTATGTGGAGAACCGCACCCCGTTCTACACGGAGTCTGGCAACAAGAGTGCCGCCACCGCCACAGAGGGTCAGCAGTCGAGTATCGCCTTTGTGGCGAGCGAGACGATGCGCGCGATGGGCGATGTGAAAGGCGAGCCCGAGGAGCGCTGGGCAGAGTATCGAGGATGGGTCTTCGGCGCACAGATACGCTTTGTGGCGCAGGCTTTGCGCAACAAGGGTATCGCTGCCATCATCGACGCCAAGGCAGCAGCGGAGTGAACGAAGTAACGCTATAAAGTAATAGGTAATAAGTAATAGGTAATATTCACTGTGGGATATTAACTATTAACTATTACTTATTACCGAGCGAAGCGAGATATTACCTATTACCGAGCGAAGCGAGATATTACTTATTACAGCCCGAAGGGCGAATTACTTATTACCTCGCGCAGCGAGAAATTACCCATTAAAACGATAAAAATATGTCATTACCTAATGTAAGTATCAATTTCAAGAACGGTTCTCTCGGTTCTGTGGTGCCGAGTGCGGACGGCGTGGTGGGCGTTGTGGTGGGCAAGAGCAGCCTTGTGGGTACCGAAGAGGCGAAGGTCTTCTACGGCTCGACGGCGTTTGCCGCCGAGAAAGACAACCCCGAGTTGCTTGCGTTTGCCAAGGCGTTCTATGCCAACGCCGGCGAGGGCGCGGAACTATGGGTGTACAACTTCGGCGGTCCGAATCAGAACTCCACGAGTTTCGAGACGGGTATCGGTTACTTGGTAGAGAAGAGCGGCGGTCGCGTGCGCACCGTGGCGCTGTGTATCGACCATACATACACCAGCCTCGACGAACATCTGGAGGCGGCGCAGTTGTTTTGCGACCAAGTGCTGGAGATTTACCACCTGCCGGTGATATGTCTGATAAATGTAGAGAACTGCAACTCCTACGACGAGTTCCCGAACTTGACGGAGAAGAACTACGACCGCGTGGCGGTATGTTGCTCGAACGACTTGGGTGCCATAGCGGGTCGGATAGCGGCTTCGAGTGTGGAGACGCATATCGGCCGTGTGCGGGACGGTGCGCTGAAACTCGCGAACAGGACCTACGACGACGACGCGATGCAGTTCCTGAACAACAGAGGCTATATCACCCTGCGCACCTATGCGGGCAAGGACGGCTATTTCTTCACGGACGACCATATGGCATGCGCCGAGACGAGCGATTTCCACTCGTTGGCTCGTCGTCGCGTGATAGACAAGGCGTATCGCTGTGCGTACACGGTGCTGCTGGAGTATGTGAACGACAACCTGCCCGTAACCTCGGAGGGCTGTATCACCGCCATGGCCGCCAAAGCCATTGAGCAGGAGGTGGCACGGTATATCTACAACAGCATGACCGCCGAGGGCAACCTGAGTGTGGACGAGAGCGACTCGACGGACATGGGCGTGAAGGTGTCGGTGGACACGACCAACGACTTCGTAGCGACCAACCGGCTGAATGTAACCATCAGCGTGAAGCCCTATGGCTACGCGAAGTACATCAGTGTGGACCTCGGGTTCCTGAAAGAGTAACTGAAAGAAAGCCTCGGCGAGGCTGTACACGGAGCGAAGCGAAGTTTCTTACACGAAGTTTCTAATTAACAAGTTAAACAAACGAGACAATGGCACTAATCAACGGACGACAATACGAGTGGGCGGACATCACGATTCAGATGGGTGGTAGGATTATCACGGGCGCCCGCGGCATCTCCTACAAGGAGAGCCAAGACAAAGAACTGCTGTACGGCAAGGGGAACATGCCGCTGAGTATTCAGAAGGGGAACAAGAAGTTTGAGGGCAGTTTGACATTGCTCCAGACGGAACTGGAGACCCTGAAGGAGTTGGGACGCAGCGTGCATGGCCGTGCCACGGTGCTGGACCTGAACATGACCCTTGTGGTCAGTTACGGCAACCCTGCACAAGGCGATGTGATGCTGACGGATGTGCTGCATAATGTGCAGTTCACCGAGACGGAGAAGAGCATGAAGCAGGGCGACATGTACATGGAGGTATCGCTGCCCTTTATCTGCACCGACATCCAACAGGCGGTGTAGTTTTGGATTAAGGATGAAGGACACAGGATGAAAGACTAAAAAGAATTGACTCTGAGGGTGTGGCATGGAGACAGCACCTCCTTGAGAACTAATAGACGAAGGTCATCAGTCCTTCATCCTTCATCCAAATAGGCTGTATACCGCGGGCGAGACGCCCGCGTCCCCGGTTACGAAGTTATTAACCAATTAAGAATTACGATTATGGAATTTAGCAAAGAACAGATAGACGGCTTCAAGAAGAAGCACGGCGAGGTCTTCAAGATTAGCGTGGAGAGCGGTGAGAGTTGCCTGCTCCGCAAGCCTAATCGCAAGGAACTGAGTTACGCGTCGATGGCGGGAAAGAACGACCCGCTGAAGTTCAACGAGATGATACTGAACGCCTGCTGGTTGGCAGGCGACGAGGCTATCAAGAGCGATGACACGCTTTTCTTGAGCGCGAGTGCGAAGATAGCCGATATCATCGAGGTGAAGCAGGCAGAACTGGAAAAGTTATAAGGGCTGCCGAGGTACACGAGGGGGAGACGGTGCGTATGGTGAACGCGCAGTTGCGCTACTACATGCACATCTCCGACCCCGACAGCCTGAGCGACGAGGAATGGGCGATGGCGCTCAGAGACCTCGAATGGATACGACGGACGGAAGCGGGTGATAATAAGTAATAGGTAATATGCACTGTGGGATATTAACTATTAACTATCAACTATTAACTATAAACTATTCCTTGTAGGATTCCGTCGTTAGTTTGACCTCCATCTCTTGATTGCGGCGCATATTCTCTTCGCGCTTGCGGTCTTGCAGGCGTTGTTGCTCATCCGCCTCTTTCGACACGTTCTTCCCAAAGATGAAGTGCACCGATGTGGAATGGTCCTTACTGCCATACCGGTAAGCCCCTATGTAAATCATTATAAGAAAGAGAACTATCGGGATACCGATGAGTACGAAAAGAAGAATAGAGATAGCCATAGCGCATTAGGTTATTGATGATGCAACAAAGGGGGTATTAGGATTCTTCCTGTTTTTCCCCAACTACGATGCGTATATCATGCTTAGCATCCTCAGGATGATTTCTCAACCATATAGTGCCATGATAATCATCCTTTCTGTCCGGATGAATCAGGCTTTCTATCAGACACGCGACAAACATAACAAGGGTGTACAAGATAGGAACGACAACTACTATGGCGAGAATAATGGCAAGAATAAGGTAAATCATAGTATCCGTGTTTTTGGATTTCTGCCGCAAAGGTACAAATAAACATCGAAATATCCAAACAAATGGACGAAAAAGTTACACTTATCATCAATTTTGCGGGTGATGCCCTGCAAAAGACGGAGCAACTGACCGGCTCGTTGGAGAAAGCGACGGAGAAAGCAGATGGTCTGTCGGGCTCCTTCAAGAAGTTCGGCAATCAGTCCATCTATATCAACCAGTTAGCCACGTCTTTGTCCTCTGCTGTGGGTGTGTTCACCGATTTTGCGGATGCGAGTCGTGCTCAGGCGGAAGCCCAGACGCAGTTGGAGCAGGTGATGCGCAACACGATGGGTGCTACGCAGGAGCAGGTGCAGCGCATCTACGACCTTGCTGCCGCTCAGCAGCAATTAGGTGTGGTGGGCGACGAGGTGCAGTTAGCAGGCGCACAGGAACTGGGTACCTATCTCCGAAAGACAGAGACATTGCAGAAGTTGCTGCCCGTGATGAACGACATGATTGCCCAGCAGTATGGCTATAACGCCACGCAGGAGTCGGCGGTGAACATCGCCACGATGATGGGCAAGGTGATGGACGGGCAGACGGGTGCCCTCTCGCGCTACGGCTATTCGTTCACAGAGGCGCAGGAGCAGATACTCAAGTTCGGCACGGAAGAGGAGCGCGCCGCCACGCTGGCAGAGGTCATCACACAGTCGGTCGGCGGCATGAACCAAGCCCTTGCGCAGACGCCCACCGGTCGTATGCAGCAACTGACCAATGCCATAAGCGACGCCAAAGAGACGATAGGTTCGTATATGACTTGGGCACAACCGTTCTCCGCCATGCTGGAGCCGATAAATAACTTGCTGGGTCTGTTGCCCGTGCTTCAAACGCTCTTCTCCGCCGTGGGCAGCGCCGGTCAGAAAGCCTTCCGCATGGCGGGCACTGCTGCCCGCTGGGCGCGGACGCAGGTGGTGGCGGTGGGGCTGTCGGCACAACTGAGCGGCGGGATGTTCCAACTGATGAGCGTGATGGCGAAGACGGCATGCAAAGCGATAGGGCTGGCGATCAAGAGCATACCCATCGTGGGGTGGATAGCGGCAGGCATAAGCCTCGTGGTATCGCTGTTCGCGCTGCTATGGCAGAAAAGCGAGAAGTTCCGTATCGTGGTCTTTACGATTTGGGAAGCCGTAAAAACGGTGTTTCAATGGGTCGCAAATGGTATTCAAACGGTGTCTCAACGGGTGTATGAGGGGTTCCTCCTGCCGCTATGGGAAGGTATCCGTCAGGCAGGGGTGTGGATAAGCCGGACATTCCTCAGCGTGGTCTCAGCGATACGAGGCGCCTTTCAAGCAGCGTTTGCGTGGGTGTCGGGTATTGCCGCACAGGTAGCCGCCAGACTGTCAACGGTATGCGCACCGCTGGTGGAGGCGTTCCGAACGGCTACGGAGAAGATAAAGGGCTTTTTCGATAGCGCCATCACATGGATACGCAGCCGGTTCGATGGCGTGGTCGGGTGGATTATCGACGCATACAACAAAGCCGCGGAGGTGTTCGGATGGGAAGAAATCAAGGCGCGCGGTGAGGCGGCGGGCAAAGCCAGTTGGGCGGCTTCTGAGGCGGAGAAAACCGAACCGAGCACCACCGCCCAACTCGTGCAAGCCGTGAATGCACCGCTGAGCGCCGCGCAGGGCTTCGACGCAGGAGGCAGGCAGGAGAACACCGCACGGGAAGCCACACAGACGGTTGCTACAGGAGGAACACGCAACACGGAGATACATATCAACATCGGTGATATGATACGCCAAGTGGTCTTCAACGGCACCGTACAGGAGAACAGGCAGGACATCGAGCGAATCTTTGCGGAGAGCCTATCGAGAGTGCTCGGCATGGCGGGCGCCTGAACAATTTACAATTTAACAATTTACTATTTACCATTTCATATCCTTATCAGCATGTACATCGATTTCGCAACCGGCATGGCGGCATCGCCGTATATCATCAACCATCCCGTGCCTGTCTTCGGCGGAGAGCGGTTCAAGGACTCTGACGAGTCGGCACTGCGCGGCAAACTCTACCAGTGTCCGCTGCGTATGAAATGGGAAGACGAAGCAGAGTGGTGGACGCTCCCGTTCGACCCCGTCTTATCGGTCAGCGGCGGAAACACCATTGTCCGCTCGTCGGTGCAGAAATACGACGACAGCCGTACGGAGCGCCGCGGCACGGTCAAGGAGGTGTGGTGCAGCAACGATTACGAGATACAGATTGCCGGTGTCTTCATCGCGTCCGAGTCGGACGACCTGCCTTCGGAGGACATGGAGCGCCTGCGTGCCTACTGCGAGTCTGCCAAGGTAGTGGAGGTGGAGAGCGACCTGCTCGAGGTGTTCAACATCACGCGTATCGCCATCGAGACCTACCAGTTCGCACACACGCCCGGAAGACAGAACCAGCAGTTCAGCATCAAAGCCTACAGCGACGACGACTTCGACCTGATAGTAGAATAGGGGAATTAGGAATTAGGAATTAAGAATTAAGAATTAAGAATTAAGAATTAAGAATTAAGAGGGCACTAACCACTAACCACTGACCACTGACCACTAACCACTAACCACTAACCACTATGTATTACCGCATGACATACCGCATTCGCATAGGCAACAGTCTCGTGCGCACGATAGAGGGCGTGCGCATCAGCCGTTCGGTGGAGGCGCTAAGCGATAGTGCCTCCATCACGCTGCCCGCCATGCGGTGTAACCGGATGACAGACCTTCCGGCAAGCGTTCGAGCAGGAGTGGAGGTGGAGATACAACTCGGATACAACGACGACCTGCATACGGAGTTTCTGGGCTACCTGAAAGCCGTCCGCACAGACAATGGCAAGTATGTGTTGGAGTGCGAGGACAACATGTATCTGTGGCGCACCCCGATACCCGATGCCGAAAAGAAGCAAATCAGCCTCCGCGACCTGCTCAAACACCTGTGCACACAGGTCAACGCAGCCCATGGCACTGCCTATGACATCGAGTGCGACTATCAATACACCTACGACAAGTTCGTCTTCGTGTCCGCCTCCGCCATCGAGGTGCTGCGAAAGGTGCAGGAGGAGACCAACGCCAATATATGGTTCGACGGTACGACGCTGCATGTCCACCCCGTGTACAGCCGGCGCGGCGAGCAGGTCGTGTACGACTTCGCTGCCAACATACGCAGCGCCGACCTTCGGTATGTGAAGGCGGAAGACAAGAACCTGAGGGTGCGTGTCGAGAAGAACAACCCCGACGGCACCACTCAGACGCAAGAATACGGGAAACAAGGCGGCACTACGGTGGTCAGACACATACAAGGCAGCAACGCCGACATGCAGACCGCTGCACAGAACGAATATAACCTCTTGTGCTACGACGGATACGAGGGAAACCTAACGGGATGGCTCATCCCCTATTGCCAGCCGGGGGATGTCGCTGAGATACGCGACAGTACACAGCCCGAACGGAACGGCCACTACTACATCATCGCCACCGACCTGACCTTCGACAGCCAAGGAACCGCACGGAAAGTAACCATCGGAAGAAAGATGTGAGCCCGGGAACGACTGCACTATCCGCACACGCAGGTCGGGAAACGAATCGACAAGGCGTACCTTCACATCGGCAAACGAACTGACCAACTGCACCTCGCCGCAACGGGCAGGAGTCGTCTCAACGATACAGACATCCACATCGGAGAACGAATCGACAATCTGCACACGCAGGTCCTCAAACGAATCGACCAACTGCACGCGACCCATCAGCGGAAACGAACGACCGTCTTTCACAAACACACAGTCGTCAGACGCATACAGCGGGAGCAGCAGGCAACAAGCCACCAGAAACGAATAGAAACGATACTTCATAGCAACGCAATATGGATATATACACTCGAATACGAAAGCAACTGCAAAATCTATGCCAACAGGGGCAGTCCTCATTCGGCCTGTTTCTCGCCGAGGTGGTGAGCGTGGAGCAGGATACCACCTGCACCGTGCGCCTCAACCCCTCCCTCACGCTGAGCGATGTGCAGTTGCGCGCTGTGGTCAACCAAGAGACCACCGGCATTCTTATCAAGCCCGCCGTGGGCTCATATGTACTCGTGGCAGACCTGTCCGGAGGGCAATACACACGCCTCGCCGTAGTGATGTACAGCGAGATAGACCGGATAGAAATCAACGGAGGAGAGAACAACGGTCTGGTGAAGATTCAGGAACTGACCGACAAACTGAATGCCTTGGTGGACTGGTGCAAGGGCCATACGCACGGCGGCGTCATCACAGCGGTGAGCGGCGGTAGCGGCGCACCCGCCGTGGGGACTCCCGGAAACACCGGTAAACCCACCTCCAACCCTGACCGTTTCGACAAGGCCGACTACGAAGACGACAAGATAACCCACTAACCCACTATCAACCTGTATCGATATGACCGGAATAGCCCTTATCCCGAACGCCGAAGGCACTGCCTACGACCTCGACATCAGCGCAGGTCAACTCACCCTCGCAGAGGTAACCTGCCAGAACCAAGCCATGCTCCTTGCTGCCATGCCGGGGGAGTACAAGGCGCAACCTACCGCCGGCATCGGACTGCAAGGCATGCTGCAAGACCACGACTTCAGAGGATGGAGACGACGCATCAGAGAGCAACTCGAAGCCGACGGACAACGAATCAACAAACTGGACATCAACGAACACGGACTCACCCTCGAGGCGGAATACAAAAATAAGTAATAAGTAATATGCACAGCGGGATATTAACTATTAACAGTTACCGAGCAGTGGGCTCATAATTCATAATTCTTAATTCATAATTAACTCTCCATGCGACACATCACCGACATCATCATCCATTGCAGCGCCACCACCGAGGGGCGCGACATAGGCACTGCCACCCTGCGCCATTGGCACCTCGAGCGAGGCTTTCAAGACATAGGTTACCACTATATCATCCGCCTCAACGGCACCATAGAGCAGGGCAGACCCATCGAGCAGACGGGTGCCCACTGCGCCAACCACAACCGCAATAGCATAGGCATATGCTATGTGGGCGGACTGGCACGCAACGGACAACCCAAAGACACACGCACACCCGGGCAACGACAAGCGCTCGAGAAACTATGCCGACAACTGCTACGACGGTTCCCCGACGCCACTATCCACGGACACAACGAGTATGCCGCCAAAGCATGCCCTTGCTTTGATGTACAGCAATGGAGAAAGGAGGTGAAACTATGACAGGAGAAATCATACGAATCATCGTGGAAGCCGTGCTGGGAGGAACGCTCATCGTTACGCTCGTTACACTGCGCTCCACCAAGAAAAAAGCCGACGAAGAAGCCAAAGCCATGGAGATTGACAACAATCGCAAACTCATGGAAAACTTCGAGAACTATATTGTTACACCCTTAAAAAAAGAAGTCAATGCATTACGAAAAGATGTACGCCGCCTCAACAGGGCGGTTGAGAAAATTCCCGCTTGTCCTCATGCTGCTCAGTGCCCTGTCAGTCGTGAGTTGCAAGACACCGATGACAATAATCCCGCAGCAGACGGTGCGTGAGGTGCAGGTGGTGGAGCGAGACACCTTCATCACGATGCCCGCCGACAGCGCCATGATGACCGCACTGCTTGAATGCGACAGCAACTATCGAGTGGTGATACGCGAACTGAATGCCATACAGGGCACGCAAATCAACTGCCAAACACACACCACCGCGCAGCAGAATGCGAAGCAACCCTTTGTGCTAAATATCATCGCAAAGCAACAGGATACCACCCTACGATTCACACTCAGAGACACCAACACCCATGAACAGCAGACGAACATAGTGCGCGAACGATACATACCGAGATACTACCAAGTCATACACTGCGCCTTCTGGATAATGCTCGCCGCTCGCCTGCTGTCAATAGTCATTCAAACCCTGTTAAAAACGCCTGTTAAACACCTATTAAACACCCGTTAAACACCATGCAATCGCTCTTCGACCTCGCCATCACACGATGCGGTTCCGCACAAGCCGCCTACGACATAGCGGCACGCAACGGCATCGACCTGACAGAACCCTACCGGAAGGAAGACATACAGGACATGCCCGATGTCGTCAATAAGGAGGTGGTTACCTTCTTCGCCACGCAGAAGAACCAACCGGATACCAACTGCTAATAACCCACAAAATAGAACACACTATGCGCACACTCACCGAGATTCAACAAGACTTAAAACAGACTTTCATGCAAGACGCCGACCTCGCCAACCGCTACGGGTTCCGGCAAGGCGCCGCATTCGACAAGACCTTCTCGCGTATCAGCCTCGAGGCTCTCTGGATATATATCGTCGCCTATGCCGCATGGGTAACCGAACGACTCTTCCAAGACCACACCAACGAGGTAGAGGCATATATCGCTACGATGAAACCGCACACCCTGCGATGGTACCAAGAGAAAGCCAAAGCCTTCCTCTACGATGTGCCGCTCATCGACGGGACAGACACATTCAACACCAACGGGATGACCGAAGAACAGATAGACAAAGCGCGCATCGTCAAGTTCGCCGCGGTTACCGAGGCGGAGAACGCCACCCTCTATGTCAAGGTCGCATCGCAGACCGCCGCGGGAAACCCACAACCCCTTACCGACACACAACTGCAAGCCTTCAAGACATACCTCAGAGAGTACAAAGACGCGGGAGTCAGAGTGGATGTCATCAGCACCAAGGGAGACTTCATCAACCTCGATATCACTGTACACTACAACCCCATGCTCCTCAACGAAAACGGAGAAGATACACAAGGCAACAAACCCGTGGAACAGGCGGTCAAACAATACATCGAGAACCTCCCCTTCAACGGCGAGTATCGCAACAACGACCTGCTCAATGCCGTCTTGAAGGCACAAGGCGTTGTCATGGCGTCTATCAACTCCGCCAAACAAAGCCTCGACGGCACACACTACACTGCCATCAACGCCTACACCACACCCTATGCAGGCTATTTCCTCTACAGCCGAAGCAAAAACACACTCAAAGTGAACTACTTACCCTACAACGCCTACACCTATGAGAATTAACTACACCCGACTCGCCACCCTGTTGCTACCCACCTTCCTCAGGCAGACAGCCATGCTCGCCACCATGCGCGTCTGGATGAGACCGATGCAGCAACTGCACGACCAACACACGGTACAACGCCAAGAACGAATGTACAGCATAGCACACACAGGACAGGCATGCCACATCAAAGACATGCTCAACAAGTTCTTCAAGGTAGGAAACTATGCCGACAACCCCGACTACGAAAGCGGATTCCAAATACAAGACATCGATGCTGTCGGAACATGGCTCATGGTCTATGACGAAACCGCGGATGAAGCAATCAACAACATCCTGCTCAAAGACGAGGACGACAACCCGAACACCATGGTCTATGACGAAAGCGTCATCGTAAACACCACTTGCGCATTCCTGCTCATCGTGCCAAGAAACATCGACCTCAACACCTGTCGAAACCAGATAGAACGACTGCTCAACCAGTACCGACTCGCCAGCAGAACGGCATATATCAACCAATAAAACAACGACTCGTATGAACACACAGAATTTCAAAAACAACCAAGCGAGATTCCCGCTCTCGACCGACACGCTCAACTTCATGCAAGAACAAATCTTGCTCGTGGCACAACTCGCAGAAGGACTCTTCGGAAAAGACAAAAAGGCTATCCTGAGAAAACCAACCTCCACGCAAGACGGACTCTGTATCATCAACGGAGAAGTGCTGCCGCTGAAGGGAACAGAGACAGGGGCTACAGGGGTAAATATCGCATTCACATCCGAAGATATCACCGCACAAGGACTCACCTTCGAAGCCGCACGCTTGTCAAGATACGCCGTCTATACCACCTCCTCTACACCAACGCACAGACTGACCGATTTCTTGTACGCGGCGAATGCATTCTCGTTATGTCAAAAGATACTATCCAATACTCAGAATATTCAATCTATCTCTCAAGAAATCGGTACCGCGCAAGATGACATCAATAATCTGGAAACCAACCTAACCTCGGTATCGCAGAAAATCAGTTCCGCAGAAGAGAACATCAGTAATCTGCAAGATGATGTGCTGATATTAGACAACCACAAACTGCCTGCCGGAACCGTCATAGACTACTATTCCACAGACCCAATCACTCACTTGAACTGCCCGTACGGGTTTGTCCCGACGGGGACTATATCGGCACCAGGTAATCTTAACCTCAAAGATATTCAACGTCTATGGATGCATAACGGTGTCGCTGTTCGAACCGTTGAGAGTTCTATTTTGAATGATCCGACATTAGGTCCGATAACAAACTACAAAATCACTGGTTGCAATACATTTATCGCTATCCCCAACGACATCACATCCAGAGGGTATTTCCTGCATCCGTTATTCAAAGCAATATAACAGCGTACAGTACCACGAACGCGCCTATTGAGAGGCGGTTCTTTATTCTATTTCATAACAAACAAAATCTATTAAAAACGATGGGAAAAGTTACATTCAAAGACCACATCGACTATGTGCAAGGAAAGATTGGTGCCGACACCGACACCATCTTCTCCTACCACCGGAAGTTCAACCAGCGTCGTATCTCCAAACAGGGAGTGCGCTCCACCGCTTTCTCCGATGAAGAGAAGGCAAGACACGAGCAGTTCAAGCAAGTGCGGCTCGCTACGCTCCAACGCTTGCAAGACTCCGACAGGAACCTCGCTGACCAGATTGCTTTCGCTGCACAGTCCAAGTACAAAACCTTGTACCGCTTCGTCTTCAACCAAGAGTGGAAGGCATACACAGCCTAACACCGCTGCACCATACCGACCGCAAGTGTAGCAAAGCAGAAAAGAACCTCCCAACTATAAAAAAGTTGAGAGGTTTTTTATTACCGTTCAAACGCCTCCTTAACACCGTTGAGACACCATTGAAACACCACGGATACACCGCTAAAATAACGCTCGATGGCACGGCAAATAGACCTGCCGCTGAAGTCCATCACGCTCTTCTTGGGCAACGTACATATTTATGAGAACAACCTCTGCGCACCTACGAACTGCTCCACGGTGCACAAGATGTTAAATTCGACATGGATAGACCCGCCGTACCTCAGCACACAATCATGCACCTATACAGGCTATTGGAAGTTGCGGGACTGTCTCGATGTGCTGAGAACCTTGAACGGAACGGATTATTTCTATTCAACTATAACTCAGCCTATGTGGATATTATGTTGTATCAGAATATCCAGCGACAAGAAGAAACCATGCCGGCAACAGCAGCAACCACCAACCCGCAGCAAGTAAAGCAATACAGATTGCGACAACTTCCAATCCGACCAAAGACGCAGCATAGTCCGAAGAACCGCGCAGTGCATCCGAATAAGTCAGATAGCACAAAGAACGAATGTGGCAACATAGTACAAAGAAACCTCCCAACTAAAAAAAAGTTGAGAGTTTTTTTATAGCCATTCAAACGATGATAAAACACCGTTCAAACGCTACTTAATACTGATGATTGATATCGTTCAAGTCGCATAATGAAGACCATACAAATCACCCAAAATATGTACATTTCGTTTGTAAAATATGTACATTTGGTTTTCCCGATTATAGATGTAAGAAAAATAATACTTGATATAGTAATTACAACCATAAACAAAAGAGCAGGTGGTGGAACAAAATTCATAAATAGGAGAGATGCTAATTATATCCCTGCGGCTATTGCAGAAGAAAACTATAGAAAAGTGCTCACATCTGCTGTCGGACAGTGCGTAAAAGGACACCAAACATTCAAGTATGCACAGGTTACTGATATTATATACAAAGCGGTTTTTCGGGAAAACGCAAAAGAGTATAGAGAGATATTAAATCTCAATACAAAAGATAATGTTAGACATACATTATACGCAGAAGTGCTACTCGTTGTATCATCTTTTGAAAATGGAGTAGGATATGCCATACGAGAACAATTTGAAAGAAATGCAGGGAAAAAATTATCAATAGAAGATGTTGAGAATATCGTGAACGAACTTGCAGAACAACCTATGCAAAAGCCATACATAAGTGATGCAAGAACAAAAATGGCTTCAAGAGACCTTTGTTTTAGAGACGCGTATCATGGGAATATCTCCGAATACTTAAAATCAGTTACACCAGAAGAATACGAACGATTTATCGGAACAGAATCTGTTGATTTCGATAAGATATTAGACGAAAATAGAGATGTATTATTAAGACTAAAACAAGCTAAATACGATGAATAGTGCAATAAAATACATCTCATACGAAGAGATTATAGATGTTTACGAAAAGACTATAGAGAAAAGCGGAGGAGGATTTGGAGGAGTTAGAGACAAAGATGCTATTTGCTCCATGCTGGATTTTATACAAAACGACTTGTATTACCCTCTATTTGTAGATAAACTTACCTATCTTGTGTACAGTGTATGTGCAGGACACTTATTCAATGATGGAAACAAAAGAACCGCACTCACACTTGGTGTATATTTTCTTGTACAAAATGGATATCTATGGCATGCGTGTACTTTTATGGCACAAATGGAGGCTATTGTGTATCATGTAGCCGCATCAAATATAGATAGGGAATTATTGCATCGTATATTGCAGTCTTTTATGGAACAAAAAGACTATGATGAAGAATTGCAGATAGATTTGGCGCGTGCTATGAATAATGGCACATTATAAATACAAGGTGAGGATTATGAATAGAATACACCATGTATAGATAATACATATTTATAACAACATACAATACCAACAAAAACAAACAACAAGTACACCAGCAATAACCATGGCAACGATACAATACCGACTATCTTCCCGTGTCTCTAACGGCAAAGCAGAAGTGCTCGCACGCTTCTACGATGGCAGTGTATCAATGCGAGCGAAAACACGAATAGCAGTACCGGTAAGTTTTTGGGACGACAAAACGGGGCAACTCATTGCACCGCGGAAAATTTCACCGGAGACAGTCGAGGTAAGAGAATTACAACGAACACTCGACCAACTCAACGACACCATCTGCGAGGAGTGGTGGAGAGAGAGATACAATGCCGGTAAGAACTGGCTGCAAGATACCATAGACCACTTCCATGGTATCGCCAACAATGAGGAGCATGCAAACAAACAAATCCGTATGGCAGACTGTGTGAGAGAATATATCGCCACAAAAGAACTATCGCATAGCACAGTGCTGCAATACCTATTTATGGCTAATGCTATTGAGGAAGTCGAGAAAAAAACGCACGCATTATTCGCAGACTGCTTAACAAAAGACGATGTGGAAGCAATAGCACACTACCTCACAAAAGGAGAAGGAAAAGAGCGTTCCAGAAATACAATGTCCGTCAAGATGAAGAAACTATCAGCCGTGTGCAAATATGCCGTATCACGAGGATATATGCAACACTCACCATTTGGAGACGGAGGATATAAAATACAAAGCGAGGTATATGGAACACCCACATACCTCACCATAGAAGAGAGAAACCAACTATACCACTTTGCAGGACTGACGGATAAATTAGCCGTACAGCGAGATATATTCATCTTCCAGTGCCATATAGGATGCCGCGTATCAGACCTCATAGAACTGACACAAGACAATATCACAGAAGACGGCTTCTTACAATATATACAGCACAAGACGCGCAGAGAAAACCCCGTCGTGGTTCGAGTACCGCTATCAGATACAGCAATGGAGATTATAAGAAGATATAAGGAATGCGCAGGAGAAAAACTACTACCGTTCATCAACACACAAGACTATAACGACTGCATTCACGATATATTCCGAATCGCAGGGCTCAAGCGCAATGTGATGGTGCAAGACCCCGTTACACTCAAGTCAGTCTCCAAACCGCTATGGAAAGTCGCCACATCGCATATCGCAAGACGGACTTTTATGGCAAATATGTTTAAGGAGACCAAGTCCGAACGAATAACATCTGCATTTACAGGACACGCCACTGGTTCACGAGCATTCACGCGCTACACTGAGGTGGACGATGAAATGAAACGAAATGTGCTCAAAACAATGAACGAACTGCAATAACCACTCACCAACCACCACACCTCATTTTACCAACCACCACACCCCATTTTACTAACAACGACACCCCCATTTTACTAACAACGACACCGCACCACCGCCACCCTCGCTGTTCCCACCCCCAGCGACTATCACCACAGCGACTATCATCTCAGCACTACACCACCGCTGCACAAACCACCGCTGCACCAAACCCAGCTGCACCACACCACCGCCACACCCTCCCAAGCAACCACTACCGCCACACCCACCCAAGCGCCAACAACAGCTGCACAATTTTGCCCACCACCCCCTCCTCAACATTTTGACGATTTTTGACGGGATTTTTTAATAACCCTTGTTAACTCTTGATAACTCTTTATATATAAAAAGCAGTCCACAACGCCCGCAATAGCCGATAAATAAAGGAAATTTCCCAAAATCCAATATCAAGCATTCATACCGAACCACAATTACAAAAATTCCTTGAGGGAGCGCAAAAGACTGCCTAACATCATGTTAGGTAGTCTTTTTTCATCAATGTGTCACTAACATACAAATACCCGACACTTACCCGACTGTTACCCGACAAATACCCGACAGTTCCCCGACAGTTTGTTGAAATAAAAAAGGAGGTGTGGTCCGAAGTTTATCCCGTTTGCGGGAGCCGCACCATCGTGCTTGCATTTGTGTATGTATCAGAACCTTATTTCGAGTTCGCGTTACTGTAGAAATGTCCGATTATTAAGATTTCCCCTACCTTCACCTTGTCGTGTGTTTTTCGCGGGTCTCCCGCGGGTCTCTCGCGGGTCGAACGCAGGTCAAAACCACCCCCAAAATGTACTATTGTTAAGATTCCTCCTAAAAAACAAAGACAGCCTAACATAACCAATGTTAGACTGTCTCAATGATATCTGCCGATTTCGCGGCGCTGCGCCTATTGCTTGTTACCTAACAGGTCGTAGGCAGCACCGTTGTACATAATCAGCAGTTGACCGTCGCGGAGAATCTTCGCGGGTCGGTTGTTGCCGCTCACTGCGTTCTCAAACCCCATCGCGGGAGCTGGGAATGCCACATAGTTGCGAGCGGGTGCCCAGCCATCGCGGAAGAAGTGGGTGTACGACTTCCCTTCGGCTGCATCGTAGCCGATGATGGTCTCTTTCTCGTTCTCCGCTTTGCCGAAGAACTGCACCTTGTTCGACTCGGGGGAGATGACATTGCCCTCGGTGTCCATGGTGTTGTACTCGGAGAAGTCGTAGGGTACGCAGTTGTTCATACCGTCAATCGTCCAGCGTTGAATTTTTCCTGCTTCG